AACTGGTGTACTCACTTTCCGCGGACACTAATAATATTATAACACATATACAAAGAAAAGTCAAGTAAAATATATAAATAAAGATATGGCAGAAAATAAGCAATCATTGTTCGATACATTAGAAAAAGAGGCATTTAGATCAGGTATTCAAGCAAGAACTACGGATTCCTCTAAATGGTTTAGATCTAAAGTACAGGAATTAGGAGCACAAAATCCACAAAAAGTATTAAAGGATTCAGCACTAATACAGAAAAGGGGATTCAGAACAGGATCTATGTATATGTTTTTTTATGATCCTAAGCATCGTAAGACATTACCGTATTATGACGCCTTTCCTTTAATCATTGCAGTAGAGAGAGCTAAAGGTGGATTCTATGGATTGAATCTACATTACTTACCTCCTGTATTAAGGGCTAAGTTTTTAGATAAGTTAATGGAAAATACTAATAATCGAAAGTTTGATGAAACAACAAGGATGAAGATTAATTATCAGATATTAAAGTCTGTTGGTAAATTAAAAGAGTTTGCTCCGTGTTTTAAGCATTATTTAACAGGGCATGTTAATTCAAATATTGCAATGGTAGAAGCACCTGAATGGGAAATAGCAATATTCCTTAAAACAGAATCATTTAAAAAGAAATCAAAATCCCATGTATGGGGTCAATCTAGAAGGGCATACTAATGTTACCAGCTAATGTAGATACATTAAAATCAACTATTAATAGACGTGGTGGTTTAGCAATAGCTAATAAATTTGCCATATATATGAATAATCCTGCAGGTCAGAATCTACTTACAGGGGGTGCTGGTGGTATAGGTGCTACTATAGGTTCCCTAGCAACAAAAGGTCTTCAATCATTAGCAACAGGATCTTCTTTTTCTCCTACTGCGTTTCTTAATGATCCCAGAGATATGTATCTTCTTGCTGAATCATGTACATTACCAGGTAGATCTTTTATGACATCTGATCGTAGAACCGGTATAAAAACAACTAAAGTAGCATATGGTATAGATACATCAGCCGTTAAGTTTACATTTCTACTTACTAATGATTACTATATTTGGAAATATTTTAAGTCCTGGATGGATTTCATAGTACCACCATCCGATGATATAAATGAATTAAAACTTAATTATAAGAATAATTACTCTACTGATATACAAATACAACAGATGGCGTCAGGGGATTTCATACCATCATATTCTATATCATTAAAAAATGCATACCCTATTGCAATGGATGCGGTAGAATTATCTAACACATCCTCTGATTATGTAAGATGTACAGTATCTATGGCATATGATAATTGGGAAGAACAAGGCTTATTAGATGCAGCATTAGGAACAGCTGGTAATTTAATAGGAAATATATTTTAATAATAACAGTGAAACAGGTGAATTGAATCATGGCATTACCACAAATAGCAGTACCTAAATATAATTTAACAATACCATCAACTCAAGTTGAAGTAGAGTTTAGACCTTATCTAGTAGGTGAAGAAAAGATATTAATGATTGCAGCAGAATCCGAGTCGGAAACTGTTATGATGAAAGCAGTAGTTGATATTATTAAAAGATGTGTTACACAGGATATTAACCCTAAGAAACTAAAGTTATATGATATTGAGTATATCTTTACACAGATGAAAGCAAAGTCCGTGGGTGAGACGAGTGAAGTTGTTATTAAATGTGAGAAATGTCAGGAATCTAATACCATACCATTAAATGTTGATAAAGATATCTCTGTAACTAATCTTAAAACTAAAAAATCACATTTTAAAATTCAGTTAACTGAAAATGTAGGAATTGTATTAAAGCATCTATCAATGGAAGACTCCTTAGTCGAGGATACAACAAGTGAGTCCCAGACTAATCAGATATTTCATAAGGTTATACAATGCATTGATTATGTATATGAGGGTGATACTGTATATAATATACAAGATGAGGGTATTAAGGAAATGTATTCCTTTATAGAAGGTTTGAACTCTAAACAGTTTAAACTATTATCAGATTTTATTGAAAATATGCCGCGTCTAGAGTTAAATTCTAAGTTTAAATGTTCTAAGTGTGAAAAAATTAATAAAGTTAAGTTAGTGGGTATAGACAATTTTTTCTAATAGCCCTTTCTCATACTAGTTTAACTAATTATTATAAGACTAATTTTACAATGAGTAGACATTATCAATACTCATTGACAGAATTAGAAAATATGATACCTTGGGAAAGGGAAGTATATGTGGCGCTCTTAATACAGGATATAGAAGAAGAAAATGAAAGAATTAAAAGTCAAAATAGATAACAAATAGGATTTAAGTAAATGGCAACTGAAATGGTAAAATCACAAGACAATCTAGGGTCTAGATTAATTAGTGCTCAGATGGTAGATGCTACATCTACAATAATGGGAGTAGAAACATTATCTTCTATTGGTGCTGCTGTAAATAAATCCTCTGAAACTCTAGAGAAGTCTAATGCATCTATATTAAAAGTTGTTTCTTCATTAGGATCAAATAAGAACAAATACACTCCTATTACTACAGAACTAAGACGTATAGCATCAACACTAGGTTTTATCTCAGCAAAACAATTACCTTTAATAGTAGAGTTCATGGCAAAGGATAATACTCAAAGTATGAGGGCATACGATCTAGAGAGTAAGGCATTTAAAAAACAGAATCAGATGTCTAAATCAGCAGCTAGAATGAGAAGGGAACTTGAGAATGAGAAGGGATCGGCCTCTCAACAAGGAGTTGATGGAAAACCAGATCAAGAAGTTGAATCAAAATTAGGTCTATTTGGTAGATTGAGAAAAGGTCTACTCGCTGGTCTTGTAATGTTCAAAGGATTATCTCTAAACGTATTAAAGATCTTTGGTAAAGCTGGTGTGATAGGGGCGGTTGTTCTTCTTGTAAAAGGTTTATATGACAAGTTTCAAGCAGGTGAATTTGACACACAACTAAAAGCCCTTGGTGTAAAGTGGGACAGTTTGATGATAACTTTAACACCTATTATAGAAGCTGTTTCTACTATCTTCTCTACTATCGGGGATCACTTAACTAGTTTTATTGGGGATGCCTTAATATCCGTTACTTCTGGTATTATGGATGTTGTAGGAGGTCTTGGTAAACTATTAAGTGGTGATCTATCAGGTGGTCTTAAACAAATGATTATAGGTGAGGATGGTAAAGGTGGTATTATCAATATGTTGGGTAATGTAGTTCTTGATGCATTCTCTGCTCTCGGTGGTATATTAGACGATCTAGGTATTACAGAAGCTTTTAATACTTGGTTAAAAGGTATTATAAGACCTATGTTACCCGACAGAGATAGTATATTAGCATGGGCTGTACCTGAAGGACTATATGAATATGTTGATGCACCCCCTGCTGTTGTGCAGTCTAAACAAGATAAAGCAATACAGAATGATGCTAAATCACTTATTGATACACCAAGTAAGTCATCAGTTAAAGTAAAGAAATTCAGGACCTCTCAGGAAGTGCTTCAAAAGAAATATCTTGGTGTTACTATGTCTAAACCTAACCAAGATGCACCTGCTATGACTGCTACTACAAATAATGCACAGATTAAACAAGATGCTGAAGACTTAAAAGAACAAAATAAAGCAATTCAGGTTGATGCGAAACAAGTTATGACTGATAATTCATCTACACATAATACAACTAATGTATCTACTACTCCACCAGCAAGATCTTTCAGTAACGCTAATAGTAGATTTTTAGGTGCAGTTAATTAAAGGATAATAGACAATGGAAATATTCAGTAAGTATGATATCAATGAAGACGGTAAGTTAACTAAAGCAGAAGTTGATCGCCGTGAACGTATAATGAACATCGAACTAAAAGAAGAGAAACTTGAATCACAAAAGAAAATGGCATGGATCTCTATGTTTGGTATGATAGCCTTTACAGGTGTACTGTTTACACCACTTGTATCAGTAGAACGTGTTGACGCACTAGGTGATCTATTAGGACTCTTTTATATGGGTCAAGCGTCTGTAGTAGGTGCTTATATGGGATTCACTGCATACATGAATCGATAGGCATAAAAAAGGGGTCAATTAAGACCCCTTCTGATGTAGAATGATTAACCCTCTTGGGCTAACTTAGCAAAGTATGATAACGTATCATCCGTATTGGATGTCTCTACAGGAGCAGGTGCCTCTGTAGGTGTTGAAGCCGGTGCAGCAACTTCATCCAACTCAACTGACTCTGCTGTATTTCTCGGAACTGTTGTTCCTAATACACGTGCCAATTTAGTCTTTAACTCATCATAGGTTTTATACTGTGATTCACCATTAAACTCTTGAAGATTATATAAAGAGTTATACACACCTTCTAGTTTAGTATCATCACCACCTAAGAATTCAGATACATCACCGAACTCAGAACGATCATAGTTACGATAACCTTCTACTTTACGGATCTTCAACTTAAAATCAGCACCACCCCAGAAATCAAAAGGGTTAACTGGTACATCATCAGGAAACTCAGGCTGCATTGCCTCTGTTAACTTGTCAAAGATCTTCTTACCATATACATACATAAAAGTCTTACCTTCATTAGCAGGATTTGCTGAATCAGATACAACATAGATGTTAGACACATAATGCAGTCTACGTTTACGAGTGCGAACTAACTCTTTATCAGAATCAAGACCCGAGTTCCATAAAACTGTATTCATCTCAGATAGAGGATCTTGCTTACCAATAGATGTAAGTGAACGCTCGATATACCATAAGCCACCAGGTCCTTGGAATCCGTGATCCCAATAACGTACCCAAGGTACATCTTCACCTTCTGCAGCAGGTAGGAAACGAAATACTGCATAACCATTACCTGATTTATCTACAGTAGGTTTCCAATACTTATCGGCATCCTTATCCCAATCATTATTTTTATTACCAGATACTGACTCAGCCGCTTTAACTAAACCATCAATCTGTGCTTTTCTATTCTTTTTCATTGCTGAAAATGACATATACTTCTCCTTTCGTATTTAAATTATATTACAATGTGTGTCAAATTTTAAAGAAGATAAGACGAACTTCTATTTCTATACTATGTATTATACACTATTTTACTCTAAATGTCAAGTACTAAGTTTTCCATGTGAAATGTACCACCACCACCTTTAAGATTTGGGAATTTAATATGAGCTAATTCAGATGATATAATATCATTAATGATACCTAGATCAGTAGTTTTAAACTGATGCTCATCATACTTAACACGAACCTTAGTTCCTATCCCAACTTTCCATTTCTCAAAAAATTCCCTATATATCTCTATACGCTCTTTCTCTCTTGCTATTCTTTCTTTATCGTTGTACATACCTGGTATATTCATAATAGTCTACTCGAATGTGTTTAAAACCACATCTTTATATTTATTAATATTAGGAATTGGCATTAGATCTGAGTAACGTTTTACTCTATGAGCTAATGTCCTGTATACATTAAAATCCTTATATTCCTTTTCTGACGCTTCAACAAATCCTGTAAGTTTATTTAAGATAACAATAGACTCAAGTGCAGGTGATGTTTCCTTTAAAATAGGAGGTATTCTGATCTTCTTACCATATTTAGATTGAGGACCATCATCTTCACATCTCAACCAAACATCTAGGGAGGCCTCAATCTCAGACAATCTAAACATATCCTCTTTGAATGTATATAGTAATGACTCACGAACCTTATTATGTTTATCATAGTTAATTGAGGTCATATCACCAACCCAATTAATACCTTCTAAGAAGTTATAAGCATAGAACTCTTTAACATTGTTAGTATGGTGCTTAATAGCATAGTTATACTTAAACCTATCTTTACGCTTAATAAAGGCCTTAGGTGTTACCATAGTTTTAAAGTTATACCGAACTGCGTTATAATCAGAGTCAGGATCAAAATGTAACTTGAGAGCCTGATACATTCTAAAGGATTCGTATACGGCTTTAGTTGTAAAGGGTGACTGCTCAGGTTTGTTATAGGCAAAATTAGTATTCATATCGGTAACTTATTACCTGCTGATTGGATTAATCTTAGATTAGAAGCATATGCCTCAAACTTGTACTTTAATGGTTTAGACATATACTTAGATGCATCAGAGGGATCAATATTATTGTTTTCACATATCATTAGAATAGCATCCATTAAATCCCCACCATTCGTAACAACTAATTTCTCTACTTGTTGTGTAAACTTCTTCTGATTAATTTGTTTTGATTTAAGTTCTGCTTCAATTTCAATAGTCATCAGTATACCTTTAAGATAATAGTAGAATCATTTAGTCTACCTGATCCTTTGGTTAATACAGTTTTAGCCATAGATTTAAACTTCTTAATCCATTGCCCTTTACGTGATTTAGAAATATCATTTAATTGATCTTCTGGCTTTCGTAATCGTCTCTGCTCAGTAGAATCAAATCCTTTTAATGAAGTACCCTTTACAGTCATTCCTCCATCTGATGTATAATAACTCAACATTTTAGTAGATGTGTTATACAACCAAACCTCTTTAGCATCAACTAATTTCTCAGGATCAACAGATTTAAGTTTAAGTTCAGGGAAAACCTTAGCATACTTCACTTTCCCAACAACTTTAGATGCAGGTACTACTTTCTTTTTACGAGTAGGTGTTACAGCTACTTTATACTTCTCTAATGAATCAATCATTACATCAAAGAACTTAATAACCTTATTCTTTTGCTGAGTAGTGTATGTAGAGTAACCTTCCTTCATAATAGGAACAGTCTTAGATAGAACATATTCATTACGAACACCGGATGCCCATACAATAATCTCTTGAATATAGGATGCTTTAACCGAAGCATCAGCTAGATACTTCTCTGTATTGAACTTCATCTTAAAATCAGACTCTATAAAGTTCTCAAACGCATCATCTAATCCAGTGATATATTCATTAAGTTTAATAGCAGTTCTTTCTTGAATAGAGATAACTTTCTTATTAATAACAGGTGTCACAACTTTAGTATCTAATCGCTGTACCCAAGTATTCATCCATTCTTTAAGTTTATCATCAGCAAGATCTCTAGCAATAAGACGAGCAACAGCCCCTGCTGTTTGTTGTGATACAGAGGATGTTAATACCTTATCTGATTTAATCTCTTTAAGGTATGAATTAAGGTATTTAACAATAGTCTTAGAATCCGACATAGTGTTATACCAGTTTAATACTCCAATTAACTCAGGTTGTGTATAATTAGCACTTAACTCAGGTTCAATTAAGTCTGTTGCCCATTTAGCTCTTACTTTTGTTTTACTCATAATATAGATTCCTCAATAAACTAACTTATACATACATTATACTATATAT